TGATGTTTATTTTAATCCAACTTTGGATGCTAATGTTGACTGGTTTATTTCAGTTCAAGAAATTGATAATTCAATTTATCCTGAACACGATTGGATTAAAGATTTAACTTTAAGTGATTATGTTGGACCTTATGTTCCACCTTCACCAAGTCCAATACCATCTGGTTCAACTATAAATCAATAATATGAAAATTCTATTTATACTAATAGACGATAAACTTGACGCTCATTATATCATAAGCCAAAATGTTAATAATTAGAAAAGGTGAAACAAATAATTTGATTGTGACGGTTTCAATGAATAAAACATTGCCGAACCCATATTATTTATTTTCATTTCAAAACATTACCAGTAAAGAGCGTATTTCATTCGTTCCACAAAAAATTGTATCTAACACAAGATATGATAAGTTTAGATTTGTTGAAGGACCAACTGATTTAACCGTAACCCCACCTGTGGCTTATTTTAAGGACCTCTCACAGTATTATTATTCTGTTTATGAACAGATTACTTCTGGTAATACAAATCCTGCTCTTGCATACAATAAATTAGAATCTGGTAGAGCTGTTGTTATTGTGGGTGATTCACAAACTGACGAGTGTTTATTTGAACCATATATTAGTCCAAATGAAATCGGTCATAGCATTATCTATTTATCAGAACAAGAAGAATTCTGTATTTCGGGTAATACATAAAATATGGATAAAATACAAAAAACAGATATTTATTAGTAATGAATAATAATTTAAGAATTTTTGACTTCAACGCCGCACAAGTACCACAGTACCAAGAAGTAATTAAAAACAAACCTTGGGTATTCTACGGTGAGGACAATATTTTCCCCAATCACCTTCTCGCCTTGTACCAGTACAGTTCAATAAATAGAGCTTGTCTAAACGCAATTATCTATGGTGTTAAAGGTAAAGGAATATATGTTAAAGAAGGTAATCCTAATGTTCTTGCAATGGCTAATAGAGGTGAGACAGTTTATGAGGTATTTGAGAAATTAGTTACTGATAGATGTATTTTTGGTGGACTGGCAATGAACATTGTAAAATCTAATGATGGTGGTATTGCTGAATTCTATCACACTGACTTTTCAAGATTGAGGTCTGGTAAAGAAGATGACTTTGGTAATGTTGGAAGTTATTGGTATTCTGTTGATTGGAAGGGAACGATGTTCAATCCAAACAAATTCAAGCCTATGGAGATTGAAGCATTTAATATGTTACCTGACTCAGCTCCATCACAAATATATTATGATAAGACCGTGTATACACCAGGTATGAGTTATTATCCGGCACCGGATTACTTAGCGGGTCTTACAACAATTCAATTGGATATTGAGGTAAAAAACTTCCATTTGAATAATATGCAAAACTCAATGATGCCAAGTGTGGCAATTTCATTTACAAATGGAACGCCAGGTGAAGAAGAGATGGATATGATACAAAGACAATTGGATGCTAAGTATTCATCAACCAACAATGCTGGTAAATTCTTTTTATTCTTTAGTGAAAATCCTGAAACAGCACCAGTCATTACCCCAATTCAAAATAACGCATCTGATGCATGGTATCAGAATATGGCACCACAAATTGAGAATAACATCCTAACTTCACATAGGATAACCTCCCCAATGATTCTTGGAATTCGTACCGAGGGACAATTGGGTGGTAGAAACGAAATACTTGACGCATATCAACTTTTTTTACAGACGGTGATAATCCCTATCCAAGAAGAGATTTTAAGTTCAGTAGAGAAGATATTATTCATCAAATATAAAGAGCCAATAAAATTAGGAATTACACAAAATCAGATTTTACCTGATGATGTTCAATCCGAACAAGATAAAAAAGAAGGAATATAATATGTCAGCTCAAGTATTACTTATCAGTCAAACGAAATTAAAGGCTTATTCAACCATCAATCAAAACGTGGATGAAGCACTTTTGACTAGTTGTATTTTTATTGCTCAAGAAATCCATTTGCAAGCTCTTATTGGAACAAGAGGATATGACTATTATATGAATTTGGTTCAAGCAAACCAGTTATCAGGACAGACAATATCTCAAGCAGATAGAATTATGTTAGATGAATATTTTGCACCATATCTGGTTCATGCAGCAGCATTTGAGGCAATGCCTGAAATCTTTGCTCGTAAGATGAATAAAGCTATTACAGTTGGTAATACCGAACAGGGAACATCAATTGATATTAAGGGAATGTCTTATTTGAGAGATATTGAACAATCAAGATATAACTTCTATGCTCAACGTATGATGGATAGATTGTTAAATTATCCAAACGATTATCCTTGGTATTTTTCTTATTCTTCAAAAGATGGTATGCCGACACAGAAGACACAATACTTCGGTGGAATTTGGTTTACACCAGGTTTAAGATATCCACCAAGAAAGAACGCAATGTATACAGGATTACCAGCTTATTGGGGACCTGAATACTCACAATGTACAGACTGCTACTAATATGAACGACAACCTTATTTTAATCATCTCTAACACTCTAACAGGTATCGCTACATACTTTGTATCCAAACGTCAAAAACAGACGGAATTGGAGAATACTATCTTGGATAATTTATCTAAGAGTATTGGAGTATATCAAACGATTATTGAAGACCTCAAAAAAGAAATCCACGAATTAAATCTTAAAGTTGTTCAATTGGAACAAAAGGTTAACGAACTAATGACTGAGAATAAAAAATTAAAATCAAAATCTAAAACAATTTAACAATGCCAATTCCAAAACCCACTTCAGGACAAGATGAAAAAGAATACATCTCAGCATGTATCAGAGAAATAATTGATGAGTATGATGCACCAGGTCAAGCATATGCTGTGTGTAAATCTACCTATGATAAAGAAAATATGACTGCTGAATTTGCTGCCTATGATTGGGATACTTGTATTGACGACCAGATGAAACAATATGGTGATGAAGAAATTGCTAATAAAGTTTGTGGAGCAATCAAAGCTGGTAATTTTGCTATGGAAGAGTGGAGAACTTTACCTACTGATGACTGTATGAAAAAACATCAATCAGCTGGTTATACTTTGGAATATTCTAAATGGAGTTGTTCAAGACCAAAAGAAAATGATGGACAACAAGGTGGAGTTGTAGCATCAATGTCAGAAGAATTTGCTAGAACCAAATTTGAATATTCTCCAAATCACAAAGAAACAATGCCAGAGTTTATGGGTAGATGTATGAGTGATTCAATTGTTAAAGAGAAAAAACCACATCGTCCAACTAGAGCAGGTTTCTGTTATTCTCAATACCAAAATAGATATATTGCAAACATAGGTAAAGGTTGGAAGTAGAATACTCATTTAACGAGCAGAAACACCCTTTCCTTCAATTATCTTTTATTTTTAGTATCTTTGTATGGTTATGAATAAAAACGACCAAGAAATGAAACTTTGCAGAGCTTGCCATAAAATTAAACCATCACATTTATTTATCACAATTAAAAATGGTGAACGTGGTGGAAGATGTAGATTATGTAAAGCAAATGGAGTGTTGATACCAAAAGAAGAAAAACTAACAATCAGTAGTAAGGTAAAAAACGATATTAGATTAAGATTAAAATCAATTACCAAAAAAGACTACATTGATACCTATGAATTCCTTAGAGATGGTTTAGGTTACGACTTGAAGTCTGAATTTAGTATCCATGAGCAATTCTGTATCAAATACAATTTAACACCTCATAGTCCCGAACAAGAGTTTGACAATCATTATTCAATAAAAGATTGTGGATTAAATTGACTTTTGGTTTTTTTAATTATATTTATAAGTGTTAAGGTTGAAATACTTTAACTCACTTGTAGGTAATTCACGGACTTATAACCCTACGACCATAACCATTCAAGTTATGAAAAGTGATAAGAGCCTAGAATAGTTAAGTGCACTAGCACTAGCATCTAGAGCGGACTTATCACTCTTTCCATTCCCTTCAAGATATTAGCTTAACTAGCTTACTAATTATCTAACTAGTAATTCAAATTTAATAAGTCCGAAACTGTAAATTGAATAACTTAGTTAGATTTTTTGTTTTATTCAATTTTTATTTCTATCTTTGAAAAAAAAGAACATGAAAAGAGAATTCGAACAACACATTAGAAACTTAATTATCAAAGAAGATAATTTCATTTACAAAACAAATTTGGAATTACTAAGATTGTATTTCAATTATCTATGGTCTACGTTTAAGATAGATGAATTATGTTTTTTATATTTGGAAAGATTTAATTCAATTAGTGATATTACTTCATTAAAAATAGAAAGTTATTTTAGTGAGTTAATTATTGAATTTCAACTAGACTTTTTTGATTTATCAGAACTTGAGGACTTAGAAGGTTCTGGTTTGTATTTCATTTACAACGATATAGATAATTTGATTTACATTGGAAAAACAAATAATTTGTCATCTAGACCATTACAATCTTTTATCAACAAATTACCATATGGTGCAAAGTATATCAAAATCTTAAACAAGGAATCTAGTTTGATTGATACATTTGAAGCAGTTTTGATTGATTATCACCTACCAATGTACAACAATAAAAAAGAACTTTTACCTACGATTAAGAATAGAACATACACAAAAATTGTAGAAGTTGTAAAAAATGATTTGAAAGAGGTAAAACCAATCCACCCAATGATTTCTGAATAGTTGAAACTTTTTAATAATTTAATATATTTATTACTATGGGAAGAGCAATAACCAAAAAGATATTAGATGTTAAGTTAATCAAAGTTGAAAAGACTTTTAACAATCATAAATTACCAAAGTATTTCTACAATTTATTTTTAGAAGGTATTGAAGAACCAATTGTTTTAGAGTTGACTGAAACTATTGATAGTTCTATTATTGGTAATAAGATTAAGTATTATCTCAACGAAAATTTTGAAATATCAGAATTTGACATTATCTAAAGCCAATGGGGAGCTAACTTTTATTCTATTAAGTTTCCTTTCAGTTCTGTTACTCATCAGCTCCCCATTTATTTTATATGGATAAACAAACTCAAGTAGAACCATTACTACAAGCCATTGTAAAAGACAACGAATCGTACTTTTTCCCATTTTACGCAATTCGTTTGGAACTACTTGAGATGTTATCCAATCAAGAAGAATTACAATACTTTACCATCCAAGCTCATAAAAAGCTTAAAAACAAATTCCCTCCAATATTTTCAACCGTGTTTCTAAACACTATGGAGATGATTTTAGACACTAATAACGTCGACCCTTATACTTTACCTTACGAAGAATATTATTTGAAAATTGAGGAACTAACAGAGGTTTTAGAGAACCTTGTTATTACTCGTATTCCCAAAGACTCACCTGATGGTGAAATGATGGTAGAAATGCTCTAAAAAAACTTTAATTATTTTTATTGTTGAACTTGACTTTTGGTTGAGCTTGACTATATTTATATTATAGAAAAAAAGAAACTTATGAGCGTACTAACAATTAGTGGAAACACTTTACAGAAAATGGATTGGGATGTAGACAGCATCCTAAAGGTAGAAACCAAAGAAGATACCATTACTCGTTTAACAATTGAAGATTGGAAAAACAAAGTATCAACCTGTGGATTAACTTACGGGGAAATTGAAGAACTAGATTTATTTAACTATTAAAACATAAGAGAACATGGCAACAGAAGACAAAAACAGACAGGCGACCATTTGTAGACAATCAAACCTCAAATGGATTTTGGATTATTCAAAACAAATTAACACAAACTTTACATTAGAAGAGTGTGTTAGATTTGCAGAAACTTTAACAATTTATTGTATGGACGGTAGAACTGATATCGTTCAAGAAATGATGATTAGAGCTGATAAACACATAATTAAAAAATTCGAAGAGAAATAATGATTGAATGGAGAGAGATACCAAAGTTTCCCAATTATGAAGCAAGCAAT